TTCATGAACTATCAACTCATGAATGTGATGAAAGAGTATGAACCCGAGTTCGATCAGATGCTTTTTTATCTCCCTCTTAGTGGCTCTGCCTTTAAGAAAGTCTATTACGACGAGCTCTTAGGCAGAGCTGTATCTAAATTTGTACCAGCGGATGATTTAATTGTTCCGTACACAGCCACATCTATCGAAGATGCTGAAGCTGTTGTTCACAAATTAAAGATGTCAGAAAATGATTTAAGAAAAAAACAAGTATCAGGTTTTTATAGAGACATAGAAATAAATCCTGGGTACAACCAAGAGACAGACGTAGAGAAAAAAGAAAGAGAGTTAGAAGGTGTTACAAAAACAAAAGACGATAATATTTTTACAATTTTAGAATTCCATATTGATTTAGATTTAGAGGGGTTTGAAGACAAAGACAACGCTGGAGATATGACTGGAATAAAACTTCCATACATTCTTACGTTAGATGCAGGTAGTAGAGAAGTATTATCTATTAGAAGAAACTATCAACCTATGGATCCGTTAAAAAAGAAAATAGAATATTTTGTTCATTTTAAATTTTTACCTGGTCTAGGTTTTTATGGCTTTGGTTTAATTCACATGATCGGTGGTTTATCTAGAACTGCAACTAATGCATTAAGACAATTAATTGATGCAGGTACATTTTCAAATATGCCTGCAGGTTTCAAACAACGAGGTATTCGTGTAAGAGACGAAGCAAATTCTATCCAACCTGGAGAGTTTAGAGATGTAGATGCACCTGGTGGAAACATCAGAGACGCATTTATGCCCTTACCATTTAAAGAACCATCACAGACTTTATTGCAGTTGATGGGGATTGTGGTCCAGGCAGGACAGCGATTTGCCGCCATAGCTGACATGCAGGTCGGTGACGGCAACCAACAGGCAGCTGTTGGAACGACCATAGCCCTGTTAGAGCGAGGCTCCCGGGTCATGTCAGCCATACACAAAAGAATGTATGTGGCGATGAAACAAGAGTTTGAATTACTTGCAAACGTATTCAAAACTTATTTGCCCGCTGAATATCCTTACGATGTTGTTGGTGCACAACGAAACATTAAAGTCACAGATTTTGATGACAAGATAGATATTATTCCTGTAGCTGATCCAAATATATTTTCACAATCACAAAGAATAAGTTTAGCACAAACAGAATTACAATTAGCGATGTCTAATCCACAAATGCATAATTTGTACGAGGCGTACAGAGATATGTATGAGGCAATCGGTGTAAAAAATATAGATTCAATTTTACCACCACCACAACAACCTATGCCGATGGACCCTGCATCAGAAAATATCATGGCAATGACAGGAAAACCTTTTCAAGCATTCAAAGGTCAAGATCACAGAGCTCACATTACAGCTCACTTAAACTTTATGGCTATGAATATGGCAAAAAATAATCCAGTTATAACTGCAGCTTTAGAAAAAAATATTTTTGAACACATTTCTTTAATGGCACAAGAGCAACTAGAGTTAGAATTTGCAACTGAGTTACAGCAAATTGCACAATTACAACAAGCGATACAAATAAATCCACAACTTCAACAAGATCCACAAGTGCAACAACAGATTTTAACGCTAACAACACAAATGGAATCCAGAAAATCTAAATTAATTGCTGAAATGATGAGAGAATTTAGACAAGAAGAGCAAGAAATTATGGGTGCGTTTGGAAATGACCCTGTTGCACAACTAAAAGCAAGAGAATTAGACCTAAGAGCGCTCAATGAAAGCATGAAACGTGAGCAAGATCAGGAAAAAATTAATTTAGACCGATCAAAACAGCTAATGGGTCAACAACAGTTTGATGAAAAGCTCGAACAGAACGAAGAATTAGCAAATTTACGAGCAAGTACATCATTAACAAAGCAAGCGATGTCTCAAACAGCTAAAATTCAAAACGATTTGTTCAAAATGGCAGATGTAGAGATATTGAAAGGTCCAAAAAGATAGTATAAGGAGAAACTATGAAAAAAAATAACGTAAAAGATCCAAAAATTACTCCAGAGTTGGGTGCAGACAAGGATGGTATGCAAAAAGGTGGTATCGTTATAGAAACTACTATGCCAAACGAGTCACAAACTGTGGATGTAAAAGGAACAAGAAGAATTAGACCGGATAAAAAACCGGTTAAAGCTACTTGGTATTAAATTATGTGGTTTAGCGCATTAAAGCTGGGTTTAAACGCAGCAACGCACATCTATAAGAAAAAACAAGAAACGAAGATGGCGATGGCGGATGCTCAACACATGCATGCATCTAAAATGGCTAGAGGTGAGAGCGAATACCAAGGTAAATTATTGGAAGCAAGACAGTCGGACTGGAAAGACGAGTTCGTGTTGGTCGTGTTAACGCTCCCGATATTAGTGATCGCCTGGGGGGTCTTCAGCGACGATCCGGGTGCGGCTGCAAAGATAAAAGAGTTCTTTGAGCAGTTCCAACAGCTCCCGTCATGGTTCACAAATCTCTGGATCCTTGTCGTTGCGAGCATATATGGTATAAAGGGAACGCAAATATTTAAAAATGGAGGAAAAAAATAATGCCTAATTTTAGATTTAACACACAGGTTGCTAATCCGAGAGGACAAGTCGGTAGAAAAAAATTAGCTGGCGGTGGCATGGGCGGCAGAAAAGGTGATATGATGTATTCACGAGGACAAGGAATGAATCTCAAATCAAAAAGAATGCCGACTGAACTTATGGACAGAGGCGCTATGAAAAAAGGCGGTAAAGTCGGTAAGAAAGAACAAGGCTACAAAGCTAGAAAAGATGAATCTATCGCTATGAGAATTCGTAAGAAAAGAACTAAGAAGCAATTAAAAGCTTCTAGAGATGAGTCTTATGGAAAATTTGGTTCTAAGGCTAAAAAATCTGGAAAGATTAATAGATAGTGAAGGGTCAGAAAAAAGTTAGAAAAGTTATGCGTGAGTTTAAAAAAGGTAAACTCAACATTGGCGGTTCTAAGAAAAAAGTAAAAAACAGAAAGCAAGCAATTGCTATTGCTCTTTCTGAAGCTGGAATAAGTAAAAGGAAAAAATAATGGGAAAACCAATAAGCAAAAGTAAAAATCCTGGTTTAGCTAAAATGGCTAAATCACCAAAGGGAAAAGAAGCAGCTAAAAAAATGGGATTTAATCCTGACAGAATGGTTGCTAAAAAAGGTGGACTATCAAAACTAAATCCTGGTTTGAGAGCTCACATGAAAAAGAAAATGAAGGGTAAGAAAAAATAATGGCGGGAAAAGGTTTGTATGCAAACATTCACGCTAAACGTAAACGTGGTGGTAAGATGCGTAAGAAGGGTGCAAAGGGTGCACCCACCGCAGCTAACTTTAGAAGAGCTGCACAAACTGCGAGGAAAAGATAATGACTAAACTATGTCCTAGAGGTAAAGCGGCAGCAAAGCGTAAATTTAAAGTTTACCCGTCTGCATATGCTAATGCCTATGCTTCTAAAATTTGTGCAGGTAAAATTAAAGATCCATCTGGGTTAAAGAGAAAAGATTTTAGAGGTAAAAAGGCTGAAGGTGGTTTGATGGGTGAACTCAACAGACCAGATAGAGGTTATAAAAAAGGTGGTTTCGTTGCTAAAGGCTGTGGAGCCATTATGTCAAATAGAGCGAAGAAAACTAAAATAATTAAACATGTCTAAAAATGGTCTTGATAAATGGTTCAAACAAAAATGGGTAGATATTGGGAGCAAGCGAAAAGATGGTTCCTTTGCAAAGTGTGGCCGTTCAAAACAGAAGAAGGACGCGAAAAGGAAGTATCCGAAGTGCGTGCCTCTAGCGAAAGCAAGAAGAATGACAGAGGGACAGAGAAAATCTGCCGTTGCCAGGAAACGGGCAGCTGCCAATGTGGGACCTAAACCTACAAACGTAAAAACATTTACAAAAAGAAAAAGCATGAGCATGGGAGGTCTTGCATAATGAGAAAACAAGACAAGATGCCTGCTAGGAATAAAAAAAACTTTCGTTCGACTAAGTCGGGCGCAGGCATGACAAAGGCCGGGGTCGCTGCCTACAGAAGATTAAATCCTGGTTCAAAACTAAAAACAGCCGTGACGGGTAAAGTAAAACCTGGATCTAAAGCTGCGAAGAGACGTAAGTCCTTCTGCGCAAGAAGCGCCGGACAAATGAAAAAATTTCCTAAAGCTGCAAAAGATCCTAATTCTAGACTACGTCAGGCTAGAAGAAGGTGGAAATGTTAAAACAAGCGATACTACAAGCACTAGAAGACAAATACCAAGCCCAGATATCAGAAGCAGATGCAACTATGAAAATTTATTTAGAGAATTCTGTTGGTATTGGAGAACATCCACAACATATAGAAGAAATAGATAAACTTTTACAAAAAATTGTGGACGCTCAGGAAAAATTAAAAGAACTACAAACATTCAAATCATGATAAATTTTTTAAAAAAAATACTAGGAATTAGTGACCTAGAGTATAAAGTTAGATTATTACAAAGAGCACAATATTGGAGGGAAAAATATGAAAAAAGAAAAAGCTAAAATAAAAAAAGTAATTAAAGGCTTAAAGAAAGCATCTAAATTACATGCTGGTCAAGCTAAAACTTTAAAAGGAGTTATCAGTGGTAAAAAAACTAAAAAAGGTAGCTAAAGCTTTAAGTAAAGCTTCAAAGCTGCATAAAAAGCAATCTAATGTTATTAAAAAACATATAAAGGAGATGAAGCGTGGCGGATCCAAAAGTCGGAACAGGTAAAAAACCAAAAGGGTCCGGCAGAAGATTATACACAGATGAGAACCCAAGGGATACTGTTAGTATAAAATTTGCAACTCCTACTGATGCTAGAAAAACTGTGGCTAAAGTTAAAAGAGTTAAAAAACCTTTTGCAAGAAAAATACAAATCCTAACTGTCGGAGAACAGCGTGCCAAGGTTATGGGTAAAAACAAAGTCGCTGCAATCTTTAAGAAAGGTAAAGAATCTATAAGGAAAGGAAGAAAAAAATAATGGATGATTTAACATTTGTAGAGAAAATAAAAAGAATAATTAAAATGAGACATGACGATGTTGTATCTGCCATGGTTTCTGGTGGTGTTGACAACATGGAAAAATACCAGTATATGTTAGGACAGATACGAACGTATCAATATTTAAATCAGGAGATATCCACCCTGCTAAATAAAAAGGAGCAAAACGACAATGAAGGAACAGTCATCAGTATCAAATCAAAAGATACACCTACCAAATAAAGAATTAGTTGGTGTCAAAAAAGAAATAAACGAGTCATCAAAATTACCTAAACCAACAGGTTGGAGAATTTTAGTTTTACCTTTTAAACAAAAAGAAAAAACAAAAGGTGGATTAATACTAGCAGACGAAACAGTAGAACGATCACAAGTAGCATCAACTTGTGGTTTAGTTTTAGATATGGGTCCACACTGCTATGATAAAGAAAGATATCCAGAAGGCCCATGGTGCAAAAAAGGTGATTGGATTATCTTTGCAAGATATGCCGGATCACGAATTAAAATAGATGGGGGTGAGATAAGACTTCTCAATGATGATGAAGTTTTAGCGACCGTGGAAAACCCTGAAGATATATTCCAC